ACAAGATGAAATAACAATTGAAATAAATGACATAGATATTGTTGGCTCTAACGATCTGGAAAATACAAGCACGCATAATAGCGGTCAATATGGGTCGCATAAAATCCCGGTTAATATTGGCAAATTATTAATATTTATAAAACCAGAAGAGAGAAAAAACAACGAAGAGTTGTTTGATATTTTTTACAAAGATGATTATGATTACGAAAATGTAAAAAACATAATAATAGAAGCAGTTGTTAAATTAGCACTGGAATTAAAAAATGAAATATAGTTTAAATATCGTTAAAGAAAACTCAAACCCTTTTTATACAGAAATAGTTTTAAAACAATTAATAAAAACGAATGGACATAAAATTATTGGAAATGAGGATGCTCAAATCATTCTTGTTTCATTATGTGATATAACAGAAATAATTTTTTTAGAAAAAATAAGAAACAAATATCCGAATAAAAAGATATGCGTTGGTGGCGCAGTATCGTATTATTATAAAACACTTTCTATTTTTGCCGACTATGTATGTGTAGGGCAAGGTTTTGAGTTTTTTAAATGTCACACTATAAATGAGATAGAAAAATTATCGTGTATATATAGCAAAAATGACGACAAAATACCTCTTCCATCGCGGCTGATTGAATGGGATGTTGTCCCTATAGGACAAGTGTCAAAAAAAGTTTTTTATTATTGGGGTTCTGTGGGATGTAAAAATAGATGTGGTTTTTGCATGACATCAAACGTGCAGCCATATCAAAAAAACGGAGAAGATAACATCAATAGCGCGATGGCAAAAATAAAAAAAATAGGCGGCGTTTGTAATATAGTTACAAATGACTCAGGCAATATAAACACAAACAGGACGACACAATCAATAATGCTAAAGGATTTTTTAAAAATAAATTCTAAAAAAGGGAAATTGTATAGAATCGGGCTTGAGTTCGCAAAAGAACAAACACGTAAAAAATATAAAAAATATTTTACCGATGATGAATTGATAATTGCCATAAACAAGTCTGTTAAAGAAAAATCAAGATTACGTTTGTTTTGTATTTCTGGTGTTGAGACATTTGAAGATTGGGATTTGTTGTTATCGAAAATAAATGACATTTATGAGCGGGGCTGGATAGTTTTTAAGTTTACTAATGTTGTTTTTGAGCCATTTACCGAAATATCTTCTCTAAGATTTAATATAGATATTAATAATTATTTTAACAATCAGAAAGTAATGGAATTAATAAAAAATCATAAATATCGTATTTATCCTCTTAGGAGTTTGTTTTGTGCAAATCCAATAAAAAATTATTATAAGTCAGCATTGAATTATACATTTACTTTTGATGAATATAATAAATTAAAAACATTTAACAAGAACAATGATTTGGACGGTTTAATGGCTTATTGTAAAAATGATATTTTTAACAACAGCTATAATGATAATTATTTTAAAATCATAAAAAACAGGAAGTACGAATAAATGTCCTGGACTGCGCGCGATGAACAGATGTTATCCGATCTTATAATACAGCAAGAGCGCGAGCGCGTGACTCCGAAAATGGATCAGTTCAGGCAACCGTGCCGGATCAAGCTTGCGCGCGGGGGCCGTGCAGCTGGCGCGAAATCGTGGAGCGTTGCGAGCCTGCTTCTACAGCGGGCACATAGGCACAACATGCGGATAGGATGTTTCCGTGAGATACAACACTCGCTCGAAGAATCTAGTTATGCGCTTCTTGTTGATACAATCGCGCGACTCCATTATCCTAGTTGGCGTGTAACCAAAGAATATATCAACAACACAAATTCGGGATCGCATATCATATTCAGAGGACTGAAGGATATTCGTGCTGCCGGTCAGGTTAAAGGGCTGGAGGGATTTGATCTGTTCTGGATTGACGAGGGCTCGATGATTTCGCACGATAGTCTACGGATGTTATTACCGACTCTCCGGCGCCCGAGCTCTGAACTGTGGATTACGTATAACCGCGAGACCGAACTTGATCCCGTTGATGAAAGGCTCTGGAATACATCGCGCGAGGACGTGCTCCGTGTCGAGCTCGAGCCCGGCGATAAAGATAACGAATGGTTCCCGGATGAACTCAGGCGCGAGATGGCGGCGGATTACGATCGTGATCCGGATGAGGCCGAGCATACATGGGGCGGCCAACCGCGCAAACAGGGCGTTAACGCCGTTATGCGGCGCGACATGATACGCGCGGCAATGAATCGCAGTATCGACGGGATAGGACAAGAGCAAATCGGTTGCGACGTTGCACGGTTCGGGGATGATCATACCGTGATATATCGGCGCGTGGGGTTGAAGACGGTAGAAAAGCGCGAGTTCGTCGGGCAGGATACGCAGCGTACAGCCAAGGAATGCTGGGATATGGCGCGACGCGATCCGACGATACTGATAGTCGTAGATGACACTGGGGTCGGCGGAGGCGTGACAGATCGATTGCGAGAATTCGGCGGAAAGGTGATCGGATTTAATGCCGGCGGAGCACCATGTGACCCGATGAAATACGTTAATGCGATAACCGGATTGTGGTTCGAGTTTCCCGTTGACATTGCGGATATTCCGAATGACTCGGAACTCATGAGGCAATTGAGTGGTCGACAATATGATTATGAACGGGGGACATCGCGTAAAATTATTGAGACAAAAAAGAAATATAAGGAGCGATTGGGCCGCTCTCCAGACGATGCGGATGCATTGTTACTATGCTATATGGACAGGAAGGGATTTATCCTCCCCCAAGAGCACCGCAACGCGATGAGGGCCCGGCATAATTATAATTGACAATATTGTCGCGATGGTGTAGGATATAGAACAGAGGGAATTGAGCCATGAATGAATTGGCCGTACTATTTGGATCTATTGGAAAATTGAGTCCCGGCGTAATTGTGTTCATAGGGGGACTGTATCTTATACATCTCGGCGAATCGCGGAAAGAGAACAAAATAATCAAGATTGAAACCGAATGGCGCAGCATGATAATCAAAACCGGTATTGCAGTTGCGGCAGTAGGCGTGTTGCTGATTATCCTACTGTTTGCGATATATCCTGTAATTATGTGAGGCGGAAAAGATGTTCGAAATTAATTTATCCAAAGATTCCGACTACTGCACACAGATCAATAATCGGCTTATCCCGTATGAGTCCTGCAACACGACGGCGGCAATCATGGCACTGGATGCGGCGAGAATAGATTATCCGCGTAGGGACGGAATACAGCCCGAGGACGACTTGACGGCGCTCTTGCTCACCGATGAGGCCTGGCACCGATTCGACAACGTATATCCGTGGGGCCGGAAAAACGGGCTTAAGCCGCAGAATATAAGCCCTATGCTTGCATGGGGGATTAACAAGTTTGTCGGCAAGCAAGTCGATGCATTTGTTAAGAGCGCGACATTGCAGCATATGATCTGGCACCTGCTTAATGGCAGGCCGCTTATCATGAGCGGATCATTCACTAAGTCCGGGCATTTCGTTGCGGTCATGGGATTCCGGACACGTCAGCATCGCGAGTATATAATGAGCGCCACAGGCGTTGATCTGTGCCGTATCGAATACATAATCGTAGACGATCCGTACGGCAACTACCACACCGGCTACAAGGATCACCGGGGGAACAACGTACAATTTAATTTGCAGGATTTCAACCGGCTGACAAACGAGTCTAACCGTGACGGACATAAGTGGATGCATATTATATCGGAGGCGGAAGATGATGGGGAATAGAGATTGCCTTGAGGACATGTGCCCATATTGCATGCAAGATATAGCAAGTTATTTATGGGAAAATTATACATGTTGTGATCCTGTTGAATATGACGAAAAATGTCCTTACTGCGGAAATGACATTCATGTTTGCGACGTCAGTTGGAATGCAACGTTTTATGTCGCGAAATCTGACGATAAAGATCAACGATGGTTAGATCTTAGGAGAAAAACGGGATGATTAAAGTCAGTCAATGGAGCTTGCAAGGAAATGGAAGTATGGATTTTGTTGATAAATTAATTAATGAAAAAGAAATATCAACAATAACTTATTGCAAAGAGCGGCCATATTACGATACGCATAAAATCGTTATGCGCAATGGCGAATCGTTTTATGCTACAATCACAAGGTCTGTACTGGAACGATTATGAAATGCGAATACATTAACTTTGAACTGATTGAAGAAAAAGCCAAAACAAATGTATATGTATGCAGAAACAATAAGAGCGGGGCTAAACTTGGTGTCGTGAAATGGTATAGCCCATGGCGGCAATATTGTTATTTTCCATTTATGACGATATATTCGGCTAGTTGCTTACAGGATGTTAAGTCTTTTTTGGATAAAATCAATCAGGAGAGAAGCCCTAAATGAAATTCCTATCCATGCTCTACCAGCGTATAACAGATTTCGTGGCTAAACTTTTCTCACTGAATACCGTACAGTTTGCCGTAGCCACCGTGCTTGTCCTGCTTGGGAAAATCCCATGGTATGCATGGATCATATCAGCGGCGATGCTGCTTGGCGTCCGATTTCTTAAGGCGCTTACCGGGAAGGGATTTCAGAACGGCGGCAATGGCAACGATGAATCAGCTAATCCGACGCAAGGGATCCAGGGATAAAGGAGATAAGTATGGAAACGATTGTGGGAATAATCACTCTTGGGGTTTTGTTTTTAGCTCTAATAATATTTTTGATTGTACTCGCGGTAAAGGGTGAAATTTGAAGTACATCATTGCGGCCATAGTTACACTCGTTCTACTTGGTGCCGCATTTGCAGGGGGATACTATGCGCGTGATAATTTTAGTTTGTTTGATCTTGATACTGTTTCTGACGTGCGCGAATGCGGAGTACATCTCGCCCGAGCTGTTGGCGGCCTTGAGGATGGAATCCGCGACTATCAATCAAGAATTAGCGAATACGAAAGAACAGCTGAAAATCGTCGAAGATTTATTGAAGAGGAAAAACGAATTAACGCAGAGTCAATTAATCTTGATCGCCAAACAGGAGAAGCAACTACAAGAGGACGAGAGGCGGTTGATCGAGCTCAAGAGGCAAATCGACGAATTATTGAAATCCTCGACAGCGTTAGGGATTGATTTCGACGAATACCGCACAGGGGCAGAGGGCATAATCGCAGAGCAGCAGTTGATTATTATTGTCGGCGGGGGTATTGCGCTTGTAATTGCAATAACGCTGACGGTAATAATTATTGTTACATAGCCAGGGAGGACACATGACAATATTCACCGTGAAGTTCGATGTCGATACATCCGACGTATGGACTCGATTACTGAATGTATTCAAGGCGTCAATCAAGCGGCATATGCCGGAGACGCGAATCGTAGAATGTAAGATCGACAAGCCTGCGTATAATTCCAGCCGCCCGAATAACGCGACGTACAACACCGAAAAACTCAAGCTATGGAAGCGATACATGGATGTTGCGGATGATAACACGATATTCGCCGACTGCGATATGCTGGCATTGCATTCGGCTGCCGGCGCATTTGATACCGACTTCGACATTGGTATGACGTTCCGTCCCGTGAATAGTCAGCCGCCAATGAACGGCGGCATCGTATTTGCGCGTCCGACGAAACAGGCGCGTGAGTTTTTCGAGATGTGGCTCGAGATTAACGACAAAATGTACGCAGATCCGCCGTTTCACCATAAATGGAGAAACCGGTATCTTGGCATGAATCAAGCGGCATTCGGGCATATGTGGGAAACAGGGATGTGTGATCATATCAGAACGCAGATATTTCCGACGCGGATCTGGAATGCCGTTAACCAGGACTGGAAATACATCGATAATGAAACGGTTTTCGTACATATAAAATCGGAGCTTCGGCGCGCAGTGCTGAATAACGTGGCGCCATATGGCGTGTATGCGCGCCCGCTTAAGGCGTGGTACCAAATCGAGAAAGAACTCATCGGCGAGACACCGAAAAACAATCATTGCATTTGTTGATAAGATGTGTATTGACACGGGCGCGTTAATATAGTAATATTTAACCGGAGGACAAAAAATGATAGCATTAGAATTAGCATTTGATAGTGCCAAGCTATGGATTGATCCTTGCAAGGTTCAGGCAATCGTATCTCAAAAAATACCAAATCCAAACAAGACAGCTGAGATGGTAGAAGTTTACAGAATATACCTTGATGGTATCGTTTTCACGGTGAAAGATACTTCAATGCATCAAATCATCGGAGGACAATTATGCAAATAATAACCGCAGTATTTGATTATCCGGGATCGGACAGATACGAGCGCTGTCTACGAGCTATGTCGAATTCAATCCGCGTGACAAATCCGGAAGCTGAGTTTCACATACTCCGCCTGGAGCCGCCCGGTCCTGTCAAGGGCGCATATCAGGGATGGGTAAACAATCACGTGAAACTTAAGGCTTACAGCGAAATGGCGATCAATCAAAATACGATTTTTGCCGATGCGGATACCGTGTTTTTGCGGGATGTGTCGGAGTTATTTAATCCTGATTTTGATATTGCGATCGGCCGGCGTCCGTCAAGCGCAAAAGCGAAATACAACGGCGGAGTCGTGTTATTTAAACCAACTGCCGCAGCGTGGGCGTTCATGAGACAATGGATTTCGGCTGATTATCGCATGCTATATGATCAAGATTTTCATCGTCCATGGCACCAGAAATACAATGGACAAAATCAAGCATCGTTTGGATATTTAATCGAATCACTTGCGTGCGCAATCAACCTATACGAATATCCAACGCGCATAATAAACGCCGTGGAGCAGGACTGGCCACACATAAAACGGACGAAGCCGTTTATCCTGCATGTGCGGAAACAGTTACTTGATGTGGCGCTCTCAGGGCAACCAATTCGACAACTGCCGTCACGGTTCCGCGATGGTGTCGAGATATGGAGGACATGGGAAAATGCAAAATAAACCCGTCGTTGCGTGTGTGTGGTTCTGTGGTCCCAGGCGATATGAGGTGTACCGGAAGCTCTCTGTTGTGTGGGAATATTCGGCGCGGAAGGTATTCGGAGATAGCGCGCATATAATTTGTCGTCACACCGAACCGCCGGATTATAACGAACCGATTCCGACATTCGCGCGCGGGAGCAAGTGGATCGGTCCGAGCAAAACACTGTCATGGCGTGAGAAGATCCGCAATTGGGCCGATATAGTCGGCAACGCGCCGACTGGAGCGCCTGTGCTTATGACTGACGTTGATATTGCGTTTTTCCAGAATCCATTCCCGGAAGTGCTGGTATATAAGTTCGACGTTGCGATGTGCGGCGTTAACACGGGCGCGGTATATTTCCGTGGGAACGAAAACAGTCACGTTCTTATGGCGCGATGGGCGCAGCTCACGGAAAACCTGATACTCGATGCGGAGTTATATCAGGAGCTTGACGCGAAACATAAAGGGCTGGATCAAGCGACGATGGCGTTATTGCGAGAAGAAAATGAGAACGTCAAAAATGCAGTCGTCATATTACCGTTGCGGTTTCACTCGACGATACACAATTATGAGTTGCCGGCGTATCTTATGCATTTTCACAGTAAGATGCGGGCTACGGTAATCAACAATCATCCGCTGACGATATTACCGCCGGAAGTTCGGCGATATAGCAAGGCGTGGTCAAGAATGCTTAGGAAGGCAGAATCAAATGAAACCAATTGAAAGTGATATACGGCGATTCGTTGATAAGCTTGGATATATACCGCACTTATATGATCCGAAATCGCACAGCGAACATGTTATGCGAAAGAAGTACACGGATCGCAATCCGCTGTTGACGGAAACGGCGGACAAAATAGGCGTGCGTGCGTGGATACGCGGAAAAGGGCACGGAAATATATTATTGCCAGTCCATTGGACGGCATATTGTTATACAGTTACCGGTGGATTAATTGCTAATAGTTCACGCCGATTAATTCCGTGCGTGGTTAAGGCGAATAACGGCAGCGGCAGAAATGTATTTATACTGGAGGAGTCCGACGTCAAAACGCTTGAACGACTGCTGCCATTGTGGATGAATCCGTACGGACAGGATAAGGGCGAGTGGTGTTATAAGAATATCGATACGGGAATAATAGTTGAGCCGCTGCTCTGGCAGCTTGGCGAGTCTCATATTATGTATCGGTTTCTCTGTTTTGCCGGAGAACCGCATTTCATCGAGGCGCACGAATATGAACTACAGAGAATCGGCCCGAAAGTAAAACCGGTGACGATAAGTCACACGATGTATGATACCAACTGGCAAATACAGAAAGTATCGATAGACGGGCGCGCGATCAAATGCACTCCGCCACCGGAGTGCATTTCTGAAATGCTTACTATTGCAACGAAATTATCGCAGCCGTTCGATTTCGTGCGAATTGATTTGTACCTGCACGGCGGTAATATATATTTTTCCGAGATGACGCATTATCCGCGTTCGGGCCGGTACAAATATAATCCGCGAGAATTTGATTATATACTTGGGAGATGCTGGAAATGATTTATATTGTATTAGGATTTCACAAGTCGGGAACGACGCTTGTCGCCAGGACGTTACATGAAGCCGGTATAAATATGGGCGTCACGGAAACCGGGGAATATCCGAAGTGCAAATATGAGGATAAGCGCGTGCAGAAAATCAAGAACGACATCCTATACGACGGACAGATCACGCCAAGCTATGCGATGCCGACAAGTTACAACGATTGTTCTGCGGACATCGAGAAATACATACAGTCGCGCAGGGACGAAGGAAATATCAAATGGGGATTCAAGTGCCCGGATGTGACGTTATGTTATAAACAATTCGAGCTGTTGATTCCGTTCTGGTCGCGCGCCGTCGGAGTTAGGCGTAATCTTGCCGATGTGCTCGCGCATTATAACCGGCACAGTGAGCCGCCCGAACCGCACCTTATCGAAGCGGCGTATCACGTATATAATACGATGTTGCGAGGATACAAAATCCCGATAATTAATTATGAAGACATAATGGATTGCGGCCCTATCGTAATTGAAAACGCAACCGGATTAAAAAATTTACCAGACGTCAGGAGGAAGAAACAATGAATATATTGATAATTGGATTCGGTGTTGTCGGACGCAATATGCGGAAAATATTCACGGATGCAGATATATGGGATCCGCCGTTTTACGAAACTGCGGGTAATATGCTTGAAGCAATATGTACGAAGGGTTCAATGGACAAGCAATATGACGTTGCTTTTGTCTGTGTGCCGACTCCGAAATTGAAAAACGGAAAGTGTGACACGAGCGTTGTGTCAAGCGTGATTGCAGAACATGCGGGACACGTAAATGTATTTTGTATTAAATCAACCGTTCCTCCAGGGACAACAGAACATTATTATCATGCGACTGGATATAAAAAATTCGTCTTTTCTCCCGAATACTTCGGATCGACGCAGCATGCGAATGCTCCTGATTATAATTTCGTCATACTTGGCGGAACGAAAGACGCCTGCGCAGTTGTGGCGCGTGCATATGAGGAAGTATCATCGGCGGATCTGCGAATTTATCAGACTGATTCGACGACTGCCGAACTCGTAAAGTATATGGAAAACTCATGGCTCGCAATGAAGGTATCGTTCTGTAATGAGTTTGCGCGTATCGCAAAAACGTTTGATGTTGATTATCGAGAGCTCCGGGAGTTGTGGCTTGCCGATCCGCGCGTGAATCGATCACATACATTTGTTTACGAGGACAGACCCTTTTACGATAGCCATTGTCTGTCGAAAGATATTCCGGCGATAATCATGGCTGCCGAGGAAAGCGGATATACGCCACGCTTATTGCGAGAGATGGAAATCTATAATAGGGTGCAAAAGGAGTTTATGAAATGCCAGGACGAAGCGACGAAATAACGGCACGTATCCCGCAGGATCGCGCCATTGTCGGTGTCGAGGTGGGCGTACGATATGGTAAGAATGCCGAACAAGTGTTGATCAAGAACAGGCGGGTATATCTCTGGTTGGTTGACACATGGGCGAAACCGCCAGCGGGAGACAGTTATTACAATAGCGGTGACAGTATCGCAGATCGGCCGCCCGGATATTGGCGCAAATGCTACCGGCAGTTCGAAGAGCGCATGGCCCCGTACCTCGGCAAGTTCGAAATAAAGCGGATGACTTCTGCCGCCGCCGCGCACTACGCACGGACAAGATACGCTCATCATTATTTTGATTTTGTGTTTATCGATGCCGATCATTCATATGAGGGCGCGAAACGCGATATTGAACTCTGGTATGATCTGATTGCTCCAGGCGGATGGATTGGCGGCCACGACTATAATCATCCGCGTATTGGCGAGGTAAAACGATCGGTTGACGAGCGGTTCGGAAATCAAGTAGACTTAGGGAGAGACTACACATGGTTTGTGAGGGTATGATATGCAAATCAGTTTTTCCTTTTCGACTTCAGGGTTTAATTGGTTCAAGAACAAGTCGGACATAACGAGCGCAAGCAAACGGCAACCCAGGCGTCCGACTCCAGTCGATTATCGAGATTATCCAACAGCGAACGCAGAACTGACGCAAGGGCTTTATCATAATTCATTTCCGGGGCTGAAGCTTGCCGGGAGCATGGCATATGCTCCGATTGCGATCCCGGTTTCATTCATGGGGTTGCCGGTTCCGGTCGCCGAGAACGACAGCGATCAAGCGATACTTGACGAAATGGTTCTACACTTTGCAACTGATATGCGGTCCATCCATACGCAGTGTCACAGGGAAGGCACAATCTGGATATGGCCGTCATTTGACGCGCGGACGCAGGTGTTGCGATGGGAATTTATTCCTGACGAAATTGTCAGCGATATTATTGTTGATATTAACACGCGAGAGATAATCAAGATAATCACGGATGAGGAAATATTAATAGCAACTGATTATAACGAGACACAGAACGTCCGGCGTCGACGTACGTTTACCGTGAACAAAGTCGAGATTGAATATCCCGGGCTTACATTCGAAGGACTTCAAGGACGGGCGTACCGCAACCCAATATCGGTGTTGCCGATTCCATTTGCAAATAACAAAGACGGTGAAGGGCACCGGGGATATTCTGACTACGAACGGATTATTCCTGATCTCAAAGATTACCACGACATTGACTTGGCGCAATCGACGAATCTTGCAAAGTTCAAGCCGAAGATGGTACAGACATTTGCATCGTCGGTTAACGAGTGGTTAGGCAACAACGGATATGTAGATTTAACGGAAATCGACATTGCGGCAACTGATTTTATCATGAATAAAAACGGAGTCGAGGAAACGAATTTTATTTTTCCGGAACGCGCACACCAGGCATACGAGGAGGCGTTGAAAAGAAAATACAGGAAGCTTGTCGAAGGATCTGGCTTGCCAGAGTTGCTTTGGGGTGTAACCACCGAAGGCAATCATGCGAGCGCGGAAGACCAGATGGATACATTCGTTATGTACGTCAAAGACAAACAATCGGCGAAGCAGGAACCGTACAGGCATCTTTTCGGTGCATCATTACAACTGCTTCATACCGCTGGTCAAATCAGGACAATACCCGAGATTGAAGTCAAGTGGAATGATCTTTCGGCTGTTAGTGACAAAGTCCGCGCTGAAATATACAGTATGTACGCTAAAGGAACCGCAGAACTCATAAATGTTGCCGGGCTTACGCGCCCGCAGTTGCATAACCTCTGGATGAAAATGTATCCCGATATTACCGAGGATGATTACGAGAAGTTCCGCGAGCAGTTGGCTGAAATGATACGCCATAAACAAATGATGGATGCCGACTACGCCGATATAATCGAGCTCGAAACCGGACAGCTTGATGACGATGAGGATAGCGAGGAAGCCGGACCGCTGGGCGGCGAGTCTCCCGGCACGGGAGGATCCACCGATATGGACGAAACCGTCGAGCAAGATATAGACGATGACGAAAGCGCAGTATAAGCGGGCATATGCTGCTGTCCGTAAGCGCGGATCTGTACTCAAAGCCCGCGCGATGCGGGAATTAAAAAGGGCGTACAAAACGGCAGCTGATCAGGTTGCCGAGGTAGTACGCGACGCGAAAGCACGGTCGCTGTCAGAATTAACCATACAGGCCAGGGAATCAATCGAACGCCAACTGGAGATTGGAGCAAACATCATACGCTCCAAGGCGAGCGACGTTATCCCTAAAACCATAAGGCAGGGGACGGCGGCGGTAACATCTATTGATGCTGAATATCTTGAAGATTTGATGCCCCTGTATTCTGATATAAATAAAACCGGTATACGCGCGGTTGCCGCACTCGTAAACGAGCGAGTTGTCATATCAATTGTCAACAGGATATTCGAAGACGGCTATACACTGTCAGATCGCGTATGGCGTGTCGGGACGGACTACCGGAATCAGATCAACAGCGTCATATCGGCCGGATTTGCGCAAGGGCGTGATCCCGTGAAAATCGCCAGGGATATACAATACTACGTGCGGGATGGGAAAACGAGACTCGCGCAGAGATACGGCCCAAACCTCACCCGAGGGACACGGGAGTGGATGCAGCGTATCCGAAAGGATGTCGATTATCGTGCACTCCGGCTTGTCCGTAGTGAATTATACATGTCGTTTCAGCAGGCGGCTTTGGAATCCGGCCGCGCTAATCCGGGGGCCGAGGACTGGTACGACTGGATTCTGGATCCTGGTCGACAGGATTGGGGCTGCGAATGCCCTGACAATGCCGCATCCGGACCATATCATTATCAGGATGTACCGGATTATCCGCACGCAAACTGCAATTGTCGGGTACAGCCACGCTTGATGGACAGGGAACAATTCATAAGCGACTTGAAATCATGGACCGATGGCGCGCGGGTTGATTATCTCGACGATTGGTATAATCAATATTATTTACCAGCAAACCCATAATACTGCTTGACAAAAACAAATTTTATCGTAAAATTATAGCATATGCCACTTCCAACGCCGCAAAAAGACGAAACAAAGCAGGATTTCATTTCGCGATGTATGGGTGACGACAATGCAGTTGAAGAATTTCCGGATCAGGAACAACGATCAGGATATTGTTATTCCGCATGGGAGGACCATTTGAAGAAGAATCAGGAAAACAGTAATCAAGTCAGGCGCCTTAATTTTATTGACGCAAATGTAGAACAGAAATTGACAATATCTCCCGACGCCATACCAACACTTGTACCGACTGAGATAATGAACAAATGGCAAGAGGGCGATCCGGCGCCGTATTACAAGCTCCAGAGGATTGAATATCCTATTGTAGCGAATCATTTAATTTACGAGGAATCTTTTTTCGAGTCTTTCGTCAACAAACTTAACCAGCGCCCGATTCCCGGTAGCAAATCCGGGCACAATGTTTTCACATCCGGGAAGGCCCCGACGGATTTTATTCTTGTAGGCGGAAAACTCGAATCGAATGGCGACGGCACCGGTAATGTGTATTTCAAGAATTATATCCCGCCGAAGGGCGAATCCGGCGATAATGCCGTTTTCATACGGGAGAATCAAAGCGACATGATTCATTATTCGCTCGTTACGTATCCGAAGGAAATAATTGAATCCGGCGAAGATGGCATGAAGATCCGTATTGTCGAGTCAATCAAGGGCGAACGCAATGACGCCGTTGAGTACGGAGTAGGCGCGATGAAGCAGGTTACCAACATGCTTGACGAAACCGGAAATAACGATCAGAATGATGTCGTAGACATCAAAATTATATCAAATGAGGAGATACGAAAGATGGACAAAGCAGAACTGCTTAAGCGGTTGAACGTGCTCAGGGCCAATGGCGACATAACGCTCCTCGAGATCGCCAAGGCGTTGAACATGGAAAACCAATTGGCGACCGACGAACAGCGCGAGGCGGTAGCGTTGGTCAAGAGGCTGAATGATGCCGGAGTCAAAGACATCGAAGCCGACTTGAAACGGCTACAGAAGGAAGTTTCGGATGGCGCCGCAGCGAAACGCGAGAACGAGCTCACGGCGGAATTTGGCCCGAAGGAACTGCCCGGTGGCGGAGAAAATGTACTCCGCGATTACGTGGATAGCCAGTACAAAGGCGACACTACGATCGAGCAGATCAAGAACACGTCCGTGTACAAAGCGCTCAAGGCACAATCGGCGGATTATACTTCGGCGCAAAACAGCATCGGTATGGTTGAACCCGATCCGAAGAAAAACAAGTCCACTGGAGACGATGCGGATTCGCCCCAGGTGCAGGAATACTAAGGAGGTAATGACATGGCTGCAAACGTATACATACAGACTGAACAAGTCGATCATATCCGGTTCCAAAACGATACCGGGGCGGATGTTGCGCAGTATGATTTCAACGTTCCCGGTCCTTATGCCGCAGTTGCGGACGAGGCCATAACCAGCGGATCTGTCGGTCCATGGCATGTGGAAGAGGGAATATTGATTCAGGCAAGCGATCTGAAAACGGGTGAAAACACCTTCGCGACGCTTGGGCAGAAAGTCTATTTTGACGCGAGTACCCTTGAATTTTCGGATACCGAAACGGTAGGATATTATCATGTCGGCTATCTCACTACGGTGAAAGATGCAAATGGCGTGATTGTATTTGAGAAAATGCGATATCACGAAATAGTAACGAGTTAAGGAGTAAATGATGGCTGTTAAAATAATCAATCAAGAATCGCTGGCGCAGGAACGGTTCAGGCTCGGCCATACCTCCGAGATGAACATATTCAAGGGCTCGAAGTTCGAGAACCGCGACGACAAGTCTCCGGTAACTCACGCCAAGCCGCAGATAATCAAGATGGGCGCGGAAAAATGGGTAGGTTCGGCGGGGTATCACAAGCTCCGGAACGAAATAAACGTTCTCCAGCGCAGGATCAATGCGGCACAGTCCCCGACATCGGCGGAGATTACCGCGCTTCTCGGGAAAATGTTTATCGATTATACGCGGCGTGCACAGGAAGCTCCCGATCTGACAAGCCGGATATGTACTGAAATCACGGATCTGTCGTTCGACAAGACAATCAACCTCCGGGAAATATACAAATACCGTGGATATTTCGATACGATTTCCGGGGCCAACGATAGTGTCCCGCTCATCGAGCAGGCGACTGGTACGACCGATACCGTGGATCTGGCGATATACGCTCTCGGCTGGAAGGACAGCCTGGCGAATATGCTATTCAACCGGCTTCATACGATGGACAAGGTCAATCAGGCAGTCGTCGATGCCGATACCGATCTGAGAAACTCAAAGGTCATCGGCGCTATTGTCGGCGCGACTTTTGTCGCGAGCCAAAAGCAGGCGGCGGACACAACTAGCGGGGCGACCTATGACGTTAAGATGTACAGCACGTTCCGCAAGGCGATCAAGAAGCTTCGTAGATTGCTCGACTATCGCACCACTCGGAAGATCGCTACTCCATCGATAGCGATCCTCTGCAACAGCTACGATTCGTGGTCCATACAGCGGGTCATCGGCGGACAGTTGCAGACCGGCGGAACGACTGGCGTTATCAATTCTCAGAACGTGCAGGCGCTCCCGATCTCCGAAATCATCGAGTATGACCAGGGAATCAACAATGGCTTCGCATGGGGCGAGAAAACGCTTTCCTTCTCCGGCGTTACCGCAGGTACCTGCTACGTTTTCGTCCCGCGTGAGTATGCATGGGTCATGAACAAGCGTCCGCTCACGATGGAAACGAGCAGAGGTACCGCCCTCCAGTTATCTACCGAGGAGCGCGCCTGGTATCGAGTGCAGGCCGAATTTCTTAAGGTGCTTTTAGGATCGTCCTATACCGGAACTGAACTCGGCGCTGGATACGGCGCGATCGTAGAAGTAACGCTTCCGACCGATAGTTAATCGACATCTATGGGAAGGGCCCCTATCCGGGGCCCTTTTTGAGCAAAAAAAACCGAGGAGCGGGCGGAGGACAACACCCGCTTTGATCCCCGGTGAAGATGATTTGATAATACTACTGACGGGAATAACTGTCAAGGACTAACAATGGCAACTTTCGAGCAGATTGCAGAAGTGCGGCTCCGGGTGAATGATCCTGACGGCTTCCAGTCATTCGAGGAAAAGGCGAATGCAGCCGCGCTTCCCGAGACACCCGATCCGTATACAGCCTATAAACTCACCGATACCGGAGCATATGTATCGACAAGCGTGGAGAGCGGAGCGGTTGCCGCCGATTATTCGCGGTTACAATTGCGAGTATCGGATAGTCGGATAAGTAGTTGGATTGACACCTATTCCGTAGACCAGGCGGAGTGCAAAGCACTTGATGCAATTGCAACGCGACTTGGCGCTGAATTAAGAATCAAGCGGGCCGAAGCTGGAGCGGAATCAACCGAATGGATCGATCTGCAAAAATTGTATCAGTATTATGTGTCCCTATCGAGTCAGTGTAAAGAGCGGTATAATCAATCGCAGGGCAACAGTACCGGACGGTACGGTACGTCCGATCAACCGCAGATCGCAGGCGGTGAGATTTGACTCAGGAATACCAGCAGGCCTTTGACGGACAACGGCGGCTTATCGAAATAAACCGATCGCGAATAACGCTGATGCGGCGTCCCATGAAAACCGACCCGATAACCGGCGGACAGATAATTGATCCGTTTGGAGTGCTTACAGAGCACGCAATATATTGCCGCATAACGCACGAACGATCAATTGTCGCGCAGAACGAACCGACGCCGGCGGGACAGTCAACCAATTTACAGCGAATGATTCTGACGGACAATAAAAACGTACCGCAGGAATACGATATATTCGAATGGAAGAACAAGGTTTTCGAAATCGGGCCGGTAGATCCGATTATTAAGTTCGGCGGGACGGTAGGCTATCAAGCGCCATTGCAAGAGGCGGATACAGAGACATGAAACTACCAGAATCGGCGGCGGATATAATTCCGAAAAATCCCATATTACCCGACGGCAGAAAAATTGATATGCCGGATAAAAACGAGGCGTATATTATCAACCCATATGTAGGCAAAAAAATGCTTACGAAAAACGAAGCGTTGAACGCAATCAACCTGTTGTCCGGGATGGTGTTAATCGATGTCAGCAATCGACGGCGTGAGAAAAACGATAACGAAGATTAGTGGTATATATGATCGGAGAAGGGCCGCAATATATGCACTGTCGTTATGGTATGCGGCCGAGGCACTAAAGATATTTCGTCAACGGCAATCCGGAAATGGATACTGGACGAACCGAACGAATACGGCAAAGGACAGCGTGTTTTCAAATGCATTCAAAGATGATAATATTATCGGATGGTATATCGCGCACGGCGTTGAATACGGCGTATACCTGGAGCTCGCAAACGACGGAGCGCACCAGGCGCTCAGGCCAATTGTCGAGGAATTCATGAGTCCGTTTTTCAAGGATGTGAAGTCGTTATATGTTGGGTAAAATTATCACGCAACTGAAAACCGGTACAATCAAGCGCGTCGTTCCATACGGTGTATCGCGCCGGCCATCTCCGCCGTATGTCGTAGTAAGGCCGGAACGCGATCCGTTGGGACGCGGGCGCGTGTTTCGAGTTATCGCGCATTTTCAACCGGACCAACAGGCTGCATTGGAAGATTATGTTTTTGGCGAAACGATAACACTACTCGATAACTTTACGGCGCAATCGCGACATAATAATGATAATCAGGTTTTGACAGAACAAGATTATCTTGATATTATTGTAAATAACGACGACGGTACAATATCGATGGAGCGCAGGTTCCTGATGCCGTCTCGAACATTTTAATTTTAAGGAGCGACAAATGGCCTTAAGAATTTCTGCTAAATATGAATTCGGCTTGCCGTTTGCGCGGTTCATTCCGCACAATGACGATGGGACAATACCGACCGCAATAAGAATATTCGGCGGTACCGGGCCGTTCGATTTTTCCGGTGTCACGGATATATCGGCGGTGCAGTTGTACATCAAACAGGATGCGGGAGCCGCGACAAGTATCGAAGTCAATCTATCGGCGGCCTCCAGTCAATCCGCCGTCACGGTAGCCGAACTTGTAACGGCGCTCAATAGTGCGGCGACGCCTGCACTCTCAACAATAGACATGTTGGCAAGTGCAGCCACAGGCAAAAACGGCTCGACTCGGATAAAACTTGCGTCCACGGACACTGCGACGACTCCAACATGGATTCAGGTGTATGGGGAATTCGCGCAGCTCGCCAAGTTCGGTAAAGGATTCGGACTCAAGATTGTCAAGTGTAACACGTTGCAGACTTTTGGAATCACGCCGACGTTGAAAGAAGACGAGACCTTTACCACTACCGATGCAGACGGAATTGACACCGAAATCATAAGCGACGGATACCGTAAGGGTTCGACCGCGACCATCGTCGATACTGCAAAGGACAAGGAACTCAAGGTCCTTATGCTTGGCGGATCGTACAATAGTTCGACCGGTCTTTACGAGGCGGGTACTTCCGAGAGTGACCGGTATACGTTTCTCTGCGAATTGTATTATCCCTACTATTCTCAGGGTACCAACCAGGAGGCTGACCTTGTCGGGTACATCAAGAAGGTTATCCGGAACGCCAAGGGAAGCATCGGTGAGGATCCCCATGCCCGCGAATGGTCGATAGGGAATTACACATTGACCGGTGTAAGCTACAAGGATGAAAGCGGAAATCTGCTTGCTGATGAATATGAGCAGGAACTTACGATCGCGGCGTATAATGCCCTCGACCTGGAAAACGTTTAGGCGGCGGATAAACGTTGAACTATGGTATTTCTTCGCTTTCTCTCGGAGCGGATCAAAAAACAGAAACGGGATCAGAACGTTGAGCAATTAATCCGCTCCGGACAGTACAAAATACTCATCGCTCCTTTTTACGGATCACCTGTGCCTGTTGTCATACGAGAGTTGACGCAGGCACAAGTTATTGCTTGTGGCGAGTTTTCTTTGATTGAAACATTCCGCGACAAGATCGAACGCCAGCAGAAAAGCAAGCATGGCATGGACATTATCGCAGCCGCCGAATATGCGGAAAAACAACACTTGATTGTTAGGCGAGCACTTGTAAA